TGTAGCTGAAATATATGTTCCACCTTGAATAGTTAAAGTTTCACCAGAACCGATTGCAGAAGTTCCGCCAGTGTCGTTTGTAGCAATATTAAATGAACCATAATTATCTGCAGTACCTGAACCGGTAAATCCAAGTGAAGCTAAAGTAATTGCATTTTGGTTAGTTACTCCTGTAACATGCCCTCTTGCATCTACTGTAAATCTTGGCACTACAAATTGTGAACCGTATGTACCAGCAGTTACGCCTGAATTGTCATGCTGAATTGTTAATGTATCTCCACTTACTGATGTTGATAAATCATTACCACCAGTAATTGTAAGTATATCTGTATTTGTATCAGCTACTGCATTTCCTGAATCAGAAGCAACAGTTTTAAATACCATTACATCTGTACCTTTATCATCATTTGTATAAGTAACTGTATGAGTTGTACCAGATTTACCAACATTTACTGTTAAACCAGTTCCAGCTACAAAGTCTAAATTATCACCAGACTCAAAATTATTGTTTTCGATTTTAGGACTGCCTAAAGTAGCTTGTGAAAGAATTAATGAACCATCTGCTTCCCATCTATCTGTTGCAAAGTTATATACAATTGAATGTGAACCATCTACATTTGAAGCAGCATTTGGGTGAGTACCATCTGACTCCCATGTTCTTCCACCAATTGTTGTTCCACCTAATGCACTGAATTTTCTTGTTTCTAATCCAAATCCACCAGTTGTTGGCTCGTTTGTATTTCCTAAATCACTACCAACGAGGACTAAAGTGTCTTCAACCTCTAACGTTGCAGTGCTTAATATTGTCTGTGTTCCATTAACTGTTAAATTACCAGTTATTGTTGTGTTACCTGCAATTGTAGCATTACCGTTAACTGCAAGATTATTATCACCTGGGTCTGAGCCAGTCAATCCTACTCTTAATGCATTTACTTCAGCATAATCGTTAACCGATAAATCTCCACTTATAGTTACGTCATTCGGTAAACCTATTGTAACATCTCTATCTTCTGTACCAGAACCTGAAACTGATATTTCATTAGTTGTTCCAGTAATTGTTCCAATATAATCCCCAGTTGTGTCTGTTCCTAAAGCAACTGAATTTGGCTCGACTGTCGCTGTAAGTGTAGCACTTGCTAAGTCTGTAATTGTAACATTACCTGATAAATCACCAGCTAATGTAATTGTAAAATCATCTACATTAAAGTCAAAGTTTTCTGCTGTAGAATCCCAAGTAACGTTAATTCCTGATTCTGTATTACTAGTAATTAATTCTTTTGCATTATAGAATGTAACTAAATCAGCAACTTGTGAACTACCACTATCATCTAATCCTTTTACTTGGAAAGCTCTTGCTTCTTTATTAGCACTTACTTGTCCTTCATTAAACCTTATTTCTACGTCTGGTGCACCAGATATATGATCGCTTCTTTCGAAAGATAAACCTCTTATACTTGTATTAGCTGTAAGATCAAGAAATGCTGTATCAAATCCAAGAGATGAGCCAGCTCCTCCACCAGTTAATAAACTACCTGATCTTATATCGAGAGTGGTACCAGAAGCAAAGAGTAATGTTGTACCATTATCAAATTTAAATGTTTTACCACTCGTTCCAAATGTAATATCTGAATTAGTTGTTTGTAAAGTTCCAGATGTTAATTTAATACTTGCATCTGCATTGGCATCAACTTCGTTTATTGCTGCAACCAAATTAGATGTTGCTGAAGTGGTTAAACTTGCTTTTGTTCCTATATGTGATTGAGTTTCTGTAATTCCTGTAACTACAGATGTAGCGCTAAATCCTGAGGCATTATTAATATCTGCAACATCACCAATATCTGTTTCGTGTTCATTAATTGCTGAAACTAAATCGTTTGCAGTAGTTGTAAGATCCGTTGCAACTAAGTTATTACTTGTTCCTCTTAATCCAACTTCTAATTCGTTAATCGAATTAACAATATCTAATTTACTATTTGTTTGTAAGTTTGCAATATTACCAACATCATCTTGTACTTCTGTAATTGCATCAACTAAGTTTGTAGTTTTAATTACAATAGCATCTGATGCTGAAGCTGGGGTATTTAATTCGATTGCAGTTCCAAATGAATTAGCTAATTGGTTGTTTGAAGATATATTAGCAGCTTGAATTCTATTTGATGCATCTCCGTGTGGTGCACCTAAATTTTGTGAATTACTAAAACTTCCACTAAAGTTTTTAAATTTTAATTGTGTTGAACTTGCTGATAATAATACACCTGAGAATCCACCGGATTGTGTTAATGTAACTCCTTCGGTAAAAGATGCTGGAATAGTTGGTGAACCTGTTAATATAACTTCTAATACATAATTAACTAAGTGAAATCCATTTGTACTTGTAGCATCTTGTACTAATTCTGTTCCACCTTTTGTAACAGTTAATAATCCTTTTGGATATGCTTCTGTAACTATTCTAACTATTTTTGCGTGTGGAATACTATCGGAACCAACTAATAAATTTTGTCCTGTATTAAATGTTCCAGATGAATTTTTAACTAATAGTTTAGTTGTAGAAATACTTACGATTGTAGCAGAAAATCCCCCACTTTGGGTAACTGATGCACCGGCTGTAAAACTACCTGGAATAGTTGGAGTTCCAGTAAATATAATATATCCAGATGTATTGTCTACGGTTTCCTCTGGTTTATGTTCTATTCTTGCATTTTCAAATATTGTCTGTCCTGCAGAAGCTGTGTAAGAATAAACCTTATCTGTCAGACGAGAATCTAATAATTTATTGTCTCCAAGGTTAAGAGAAACCTCATTGGTTTTTTGTCTTAGTTCTTCAACGGAATTATTTTTTAAAATTCTTGTTTCTTCATTTGCCATTATTTTTTACCTAAGTTTTTAACTAATTTTTTTAGCTCTTCAATATCTTGCTTCATACTATCTATTTCGTCTTGCTTCGCTTGCATTAAACCCATTTGCTGTCTTCTTGCTAATAGCTCACTTGTATTAGTATTTATGATTGCACCATTATCGAGATTTTTAACTAAACCAGGATTATCTTCTATTAATGCTTCTTTTTTCTTTCTTGCCATATTATGTCGCCGCGATTGCTCTAAAGTCTTTTAATAACGGGACTCTAGATGAGTTAGTTGAATTTAATACTACTTTAAATTGCATTGAACCAAAGGTTACATTTGCACCTAATGGGTCAATCGCATACTCTGCTTCTGCAAATGCATTTGGATTATCGTTAAATGATATTGTATCAAGTGGAGCTTGCTCTGTCCACGGAACATCATTTATATCATTAAACGTGGTACCGCCAACTGTAACTGTACCATCTCCTTGTAATACTCTCCAATATAATCTTACACTTGCTGCAGTTGGTAGGTTAACTGATAAGAATGCTCTTATAACATCTGCGTCTTCTGCTAAATCTACTTTTTTAGTTATATATTTAGAAACTGCGTCACTACCAACAGCTAGTGTTGGATTACTATTTGTGTTTGATATTCTATTTTGTACTGAAACTACCGAACATCTATTCATATCTATTACCGGAGATAAATGTGACTTAGTTGAAGTCATACGACATCTAAGTGAGAATGATTTATTTCCAGAACCAAGGGTAGCTGTTTCCTGAGCTTCATGTGCTATTACTCTTGGAGATGCAAATATAATATTTTTATTTGGTAATACTTCGAACTCGGATGCACCAGCTGAATAAGCTCCACCTTGTCCAGCAGTTCCTGTATTCATAACTGTAACAAAGAATCTAACATCGGTATTCGGGAATTTAAGATGTTCTGCATATAAATTCATAACGTCCATGTGTCTGTTTTCTTGTGTAATTACAGCTGTACCTCCGCCCGGTCCAACACCTGTCGTTGCATTATTATTTGAAACGTCGCCGTTAGCTGCAGTAATTGTATAACTATCATGCTTAATATCTGCGATGGCATGAGTTCCATTTATGTTAGCAGCTGCAATACCATTTATCGCCGTGGCACCAGATATTGTAATTGTTGAACCACAATACATACCATGGTTAGGATGTCTAACTGTTATCACCCCGCTGTTTTGTGTTGTAGTCAGTGGGTTAGCTGGTAAAAGTCTATTTGGTATTTTATCGTTTACTAAAGTAATTTCTGAATGTGTAGATATATCAAAGTCTGCTCTATTTAATTTAAACTTAAGGTCTCTGGATTGTTCTGGAGTCCAAGTAGAAGCATTTGCTGATGTAAAGAATACACCGTCATAAGGTTGTTTAGTAATTCTTTCAGAAGTATTTGTAACATCAAATCCGCCCATTTCCGCAATCCAAACATTATAATCATCACATTGTGATATAAGAACCATAGCGTATTCTTTATCTTGAGATAAGTATACCGGGAAGTCAAATAAGAAATTTGTCGCTAAATGTGCAGTTTCAGATACCTGTACCGCAGATGGTGGTAATACTTTTCTTGAACCTGGTACAACTCTTTGGGTTGGCATACCATTCATCATCTCACGAATTTCTAAACGGATAGGTACTTGTTCTGTATTTTTAGTCTTAAAGAATATATCAATTGACGAAGCAAATATTCCTCCATCTTGTTTAATTAAGAATGATTCTGCAACTGGATCAATCCACTCTACAGTTTCAAAACTGGTAACATCTGTTTCTACAACAGTTCTGCTATCATTTAACTCTGTAGTAGATATAACAGGAACCTTAGTTGATGTGATAGTATTTTGTCTAGATTCTAGTAAACCAGATGCGTGATATTGTGCATCAGCTGAAGTATTCTCTTCTTCTTTATTATTTGTAGAACTATCTGTTAATCTAAATTCACGAATACCTGTTTTAAACTTAAGTGTAGAATTATGTGGTACAATAAATGAACCAATACATTCACCATTTGAGTCAACTTCTAATGCACCTGAACCTGAATCTGGGTGAGATGTTACACCTTTATGTTCTACAACAGAACTTCTACCTGAAAATTCTACAAAAGCTTTTTGTTTACAAAATGCAGTAATATCTGTACCATCAAAGAAAGCAAATACCTTAGTATTCGGTTTCATTTGTTGTGCCTTAAAGAATACCTCTCTTGATCTTATAAATGGTATAAAGTTTATTTCTACGACTCTTTCACCAGACTCTCTGGTAACAGTATCAAATCCTAAATCAGTTCTTAACCCTGATCTAGCCTGGCTTTCTGTAGTTGTCGTTGTTGTTATAGTGTTAGTTGCAGCTGCAATTCCTCCAAATCTTTCACCTCTTCGTCCTATAGCACCGCCTCTAAATTCTACAGAAGATCTTTCTGATACATCTACTCCGGTCCAGTTGGTTTCCCATTCGTTCCAAACTGTTCCTAAAATACCGGTTTCTTCTGCTAATGTTTTAAACTGATCAAATTGTGAAGTATCATCAATAAAGATACTTGGTCTTGTATCAACATCTTTCCATTCATCACTGTCTGGGGATAGTTCTAATATTCCAGTCCAATCAAATACGTTGTATGGATTTACATTTATAAATGTAGATGCGTATGGTTGATTAATATGTGTAACTTGTGGAGTACTTGCTCTCTTCATTGTAGCTTGAGAGCCATTTATAACCACCGTTCCACTATCTCCGGTTTTACGAACTAGGTTTGTACTTCTTTCATCGTATTGTGGTCTTGCAGTTCCTGTAGCTTTATCCATTGAAATGTTATAATCAGGATTAGATGAATCACCAATCTGATGACCTCTAAACGAATCTACTAAGAATCCATTTTTAAATCTAGATAATCCATTACTATCTACAATATGTGCATCAGCTGCTGTTTGTTCTAACAACGAAAGCGATACATAGTATTCTAAATTCTTAACACGTTTTTCTATATCACCAATATCACGCATTGTAAATCTTTTGTTATCAATAATAACTGGTCTTACATCATCTAAAGTATACACAAATGGGTTTAAATGTAAATCATAAACTGCCATTGAGTCATCTGGTGTTCTAGGTGGTTTTGGAGAATCTGCTGGAACTCCTGTTTCTATTTTATATTCACCTAATTTGTTAACATATAACTTATCAATACGTTTCATGTAATATGTTATTTCAGATGTAACGGTATGATTTGTATTTGGTGCTTGCGAAATGGATCCACCAGTAGAACTAAAGTCTGTTCCATTGTCAGCAATTCTTGGTCTAAAGTCTATACAATCTCTTAGAGAAACTGTACCATCTCTTGATGAGTTAAATGTTCCTATCGCTGCGTAATCTGTAGGTGGATATGAATCCGCTGTGATATAATTACCAGCACCGTGTGTATAGAAATCAAAATTAACTACTAAGTTACCTGGTATAGCTGAGAATCCTGGTTTTTGTATAAGCTTACCGAGATCGTAAAATGTATCTCTTTGGCCATTATCTAAAGTAAATTGGTCTGTAACATCTACACTGTTTGAATCGGTGACAGAATTAATTTTTATAATATCAGCCTTGCCTAATGGAATTGTATTTCCACTCATTGATGCTGTAACTGTCTGATTGCTTAATCTTGTTTTTGTTTTTTCATCAACTTGTTTTTGTACTGTAGCTATCAGTTCACATGCTGCGTTATTTATTCCAGTATTAATAACCAATGTTGTGGTAGTACTATTTCCTGAATCAATTGTATACGTATTTGTTCCACCTGTTACTCCGTTTGTTAAAAGAGTTTGTCCACCAACTACTGAAAGAACATTATTTGTGGTATCAACAAAAGTTGGACCTCCAGCTACTGTAAATGTTACGGCTCCTGATCCATTAGTAGTTGCTTTTAAATGTTCTCTTACACGTATAATATTATCTGTTGTAGTTTGTCCAGATTGATTTAAGGTTTTAATAGCATCAAATGGTAATTTGTAAACTAAAGAACTGTTACCAGTATCTTCTAGTAATGCTTGAGATGATGTTAATAATATATTAGCTGCAAATGCTTGAGTTGCAGGAGAACCGGAATCTGTTTGTGCAACACTTCTAACATTGTTAAAGGTATTAATTCCAGTCATTTTTATATCGAATAAGTATAATTTAGCAAATCCATTATTTGCATTTATATCTAATCCTCTTGCTCTTGCAGTACCAATGACACTTCCACCACCACCTGTGGCACTATGTAAATTTAATGTTCTAAATGTATCAATATCTGGTAAACCATTTAACCCAGTTAAATTTAGTCTAACAAATGCACCTAATCTTACCTGGGTTGCTGCATAGTTTACGTTGTTTGTTGCATCTAATCCTCTTGGTTTATCTACTGCAACATATTGTGTAGAGAAGTGTTCGTTTCTAAATCCTTTTACGTAAGCAACTGCTGGTTCAACACCAATTGCTAATTTATCTGCGGACCCACCATTTCCAGATGTAAATAATCCACCATTACCTGCTTGGTCATCAAGATGTTCACGTATATTTAACTCGATTGGTTGTACGCTATAGTCTCCTGATTCTTCGAATGTTCTTGTTGCTAGCCTTCTGCCTAAAGTTGCATCATTTGTCTTATCTGTTTTGTCTAACTGTATTTTACCTTCTATTATTGTTGCTAAAGGTATATAACTATCATTTGATCTAGAAGATAAGTCTAAAGGTTCTTTTATGAGAGCAGTACTTATCTTATATCTGTCTGCGCCTGGAGCTGCAAAGTTTGGAGTTCCTGTAGCATTATCATTTAAGGAGTTATCTAATGCTGTTCCTGCTAATGTTTCCGTTACGGATAATCCAACAATATAATTTGGGGTATTTGTATATTTGTCTAATATCAAAGAACCTTCTGGAACGTGAACAAAGTTACCTGCAATAAAATAAACACCTTCTTCAATATTAATTCTAGAACCAGAACCAGTCGGATTATCTCCAGCAGATTTTAGTTTACCATGTCTGACTGTCGAAGATGTTGTGTTGGTATCTGAACTAAATTCTTCTGCTGCGGTAAATGTTTCTACGTTTTTATTTGTTCCACCTGAACTATTATATACTATATAAAGAGTGTTTGGATCAGATCCTGCTGCAGCTTCTACGGCGATAACTTTTGCTTTAACTTGATTACCACTATTTCCTAAACCAGTAATCGTTGATCCTATAAATTCTGAAAGATATGTATCTGTGTTAACTGCTCCGCCAACACTATGAGTAAAAGCAGATTCAATTTTAATAAAATCAAAATTAACATCTAAACTAACTTTACCATCTACAACACGTGAACCATCTTTAAATGAATATCTTCCGTGACGATCTATTTGTGCTTGTAGTGCAGTTTGTAGCTGAGTTAATTCTCTTGCTTGTACCGCAACACCTGGTTTAAATAATATTCTTTGATAACCTTTGGTTTCATCGTAGTCATCAAAGTACGGTGATATATTGTAGTTTTTTACTTTTGTTGCCATGTTTTCTACCTTCTAATAAATTAGAATTCAATTATTAATTTAATATCTTCAATTTGTGTTGCTGTTCTGTTAATAGGTGTTCTATTTTCTAAGAAAAGCATTTTACCAGAATCTCTATCAACCTCTGGATTACCAACGGCATTCGAGGATTCCAAAGCACCAGTTGTGCTTGACGTTTGTCCTTGAATTGTTTCCCCATCTTGGAAAGCTGTATATCCTGTTTTACTGTTTTGTGCATAGTAGATAAATCCGTTTGTAGTATCTATATCAACTGCAAAAGCTTGTGCCCCAGATGTTTGCCCTACTAGTAGTTCATCAACTTGGAAATTAGTTAAAGAAACACCTGATGCAAAATCTAAATATTTCATAGCTTTTAATGTAGCTGCTGTAGATGTAGTTGTTGTTCCAAAATTAACTGGTTCTTTTATTAAAGATATTTGTCTGAAATCATTTCCGACCGTTAAGTCACTACCGGATCCACCGGCACCGATTAATTGTGTGTTAATTCCAATAAAGAATGCTCCAAGTTCAGCGATAGGATCTATTCCATGACCTTTACCTGGTGCCAGTGTTGCATTGGCTGTTGCACTTGAACCTCCTCCGCCTGATATAACTACTTTTGCAAAAGTATATCCTGATCCTTTTGCTGTAACTGTTATTCCTGTTACCGCACCTCCTGCGATAGTTGCTGTTCCAGTTGCCCCAGTTCCATCACCAGTAATAGTAACTGTAGGTGCTGATGTATATCCAGTACCACCTGCACTTATTTCGAATCTTTCAATACCTCCCGCGTTCGCGTGGTCACGCGAAGCTTTCTGATTTAAGTATTGTGCAAAATCACCTTCACTTAAAGCTGCTTGAGCTGCTGAATCATTAGCAAAGTTAAGGGAAACGGTCTTAACTGGCATAAATGATGTTGTAAGGAATTTTTCAGAATCAGCAACTTGGACTGTGTACATATATTTCCAGGTATATCCATCTGATTCTGCTTGTGGTGCAGTTAATGTTTGTGTAGGCTGTACAGTAGAACCTGATGCCCCTGCAACGATACATTTGTATGTTTTAAATTCTGCTGTAATTATGTAAAACTCTTTATCAAATATAGCACCATCGTTACTATCCCAAGCTACATAACTTCTTCCAGAAGTCCATGTGTATCTTGGTACTACGTGTGATATATCTGTAGCATTTACCTTTTGCATAGCCATTAAATTGGCTCTTGCTTCTCCAAGATCATCTATATGATCGTTCGGTGGGAATTCTGTCCCAATACTTGTTGAATCGGTTGTATCTGAAGTAGAATTTGACCAAACATCTGATTTACCGATTGCTACATATACGCTTGAACCAGCTACGTCTTCTTTGAAATTCTCTGCATTTACGACCCTAAAATCTGATGTGACTATTGCCGTCATTTTCGTTTCCTCTTATTATATTGTATCTACGTTAACAAAACTGCCAACGTTATATCTATTTATACTAATTGAACCAACGTTTTGCAATTGTGTTGCCCCAATTTGTTCAATTCTATTATTGTTATAGTAAAACCTTTGTCTATCGAAAGGCGCCTTTAAATTAAATGGAATGTTTTCATCTAATGTTCCACTTAAATCTTGTTTATGATTTAAAGATAATATTACTATTGGCTCTAAATCTTTAGCTCTTTGTTCGTTATGAACCTGGCTTCCTAATCTTATCTCAGGATCTACAACATAGCCATTTCCTGGATTAGTAATATTTGCTCCAGTTATTTCTCCGTCAGCATTTAGTGTTAGAACTGCAGTTGCTGTAACATTACTTCCTAATGGATTCCCGTCTGCATCTACCGAGGTCGGTTGATCAAAAACAATACTTGGAGCTACATCGAAGTTTTTATTAGCTAATCCAACTATATTTATAGCCGATATTTTACCTACGTTTGGATTAGCTGTAGCTGAAGCGGCTATATTTGCAAATCCAGAACCAGGGTTACTAATAGTAATATTATCTACATCGACCTGACCGTCTGAAGTTAATCCAACAGTAACTACTGGATTAACTAAACTTTGGCCAGATAAAGCTTGTCCATTAAAAGTAATTGTTGGTGGAGATCCGTAGCCAAATCCAGGTTCTGAAACTTCTAATTTTGTTAATTGACCAGATGCATTTAGTGTAGCTGAGAATGTTGCTGATTTGTGTATCTTAGCTGAAACCCCAGGTAAGAAAGAGTTTACAAAAGCTTCTACCAATAAAGGTAAATCCTCAATACCAATTGCGCCAGGTTGTCTTCCTGGCATAGCAGAATTTAGATCTCTAGTAACTCCTGCAACAGCTGGTAATTGTTTTCTAAATGCTATTTGTCCTACATCTATTAAATTTAATAAGATTAAAATTTCACCAAAGAATATAAATCCAGCTGGATGTACTAGTTTATCATAAACATTTTTCCAATCGGATACGTTTTTACCTGTTTTAATTAAGTAACTAAACTTTTGGAATCTAAAACTATCTTGTAACTTTATTCTGTCAGATAGAAATCCTTTGTTGTCTAGGTATCTATTTTGGTTTGTATCAAAATTACCAGAAGAAGGTATAAGGGTTTTATCAAACGGTCTTTCTACAATAACCTCTTCATTAAATAATAATCTAAAAAATATTTCAATACTATCTGAATTACCTCTTACCTTATAAAAGTCTATTATTTGTTTATATAGATTTCTTTTATTAACCGTAACATCTCTGGGTATAGAAGCTGCAATTTCTTTTTGCATTAACTCTAAATAATTTAAAGAGTTTGCATCTATATCCATCGCGTTTTCTATTGAACTTAAAACATTTGATGGTTGTGGACCAACATATTTTTTTACGATAGTGGTTAGGGTACACGTTTTACTATTGTGTGCAGATAGTCCTGTTACTGTTAATGTTTTACCTGTTTCTACTGCTAAATTTGCTAGAGAACCTGGAAGTTCATTTCCATTTGTGATTGCAACATTAATATCGTTTAAGGTTATATTTGTAGTTGTCCCGTCCAGGTTACTAACAACTAATGTGGAATTGCTTCCATCAAAATCTGTAAAGAATTCGTTGTTATCATTTTCCGGATCTGGTATTCTAAACTGTGCTTGACCAGTTAAAATAACATCTTTAAATACTTTTGTTTCCTGATATATAAATTCATCTATATTTAAAAAAGTATAATATGCTTTTAGTAATTCATTTAGCTTTGGCGCATCTTCTAAAATGTGTCCTGGAACTAATTGGCTATATCTTATATCCTCTTTAGTCTTTCCCTTCGTAGAACTAGAAGCTTCGATAAATCCTGGAGAACCTTTTTCAGTATATGTTGGCATTACTTAAATCTTGATGTAGTTTTATAATTTATAGAACCAGTAGAACCACTAACTGCAATCGTATCAACTTCAGGAGTTATCACAACTCTTGCGTCATCGATCGATAATAGTTGATCTCTTTTTGGTGCTAAGTCTAATGAATTTGGAGTTAAGGTTAATCTTATTACGTTTGTATTATCTGGTTGAAAACTATTTAAAGTTAGTTTTCCATTTACTACGTCAATTGTTCCTGCATTATTAATAACAGTTACATTCGCTCCTGCAACTCTTTTGAAAACTATTACTTGTCTATTTGTTGATCCAGCAATTGGTATATCACCAAAGAAACAGTCTTCGTTATTTATTTTAAATTCTGTACTGTTTAAAACAAATGATGTTGAATCTCCTGATTGGAAGAATGGTGAACTAAATGTTAAATCAAAATTATTTAACGCGTTATTAACAGGAGTAATATTTTGGAACATACGGGGTCGAATCGAACTATTTAGAATAGCCGGATCAGAGCTGTCTATATTTCTTAGTAATTCAGAATGTCTAAATACCCCGTCGAATTTATTTAAGTTATTAAAATTATAATCCTTAATTGTATCTCTAACAACTGTTTGTAAGTCTGTGGAACTTCTATCTGTTAAGTTTGGATTATACTTAAAGAAAACATCTAATTCTAAAAATGTAAAATTAGGATCTACTATTTCTGGGGTAATTGAAACTACATTTTTACCTTTTAATATAACACCAGTTATTTCTTGTTTTTCTTCAGTTGTTAAAGTTTCTGATAACAAAGGTTTAATAGCTATGTAAGCTCTTCCATATTCTGGCGGATCCTGATCTTCCCCTCCCCAAGTAGAAATTGAATCTATATTTGCAAAAGATTTTTTAATAATTGCTGCGTAGTCATCTGCAGTTACCGCTCTATTTTGTGAGGTAAATGTTAGTGGTGCATTGAATCGAATACTTTCGGATGTTTCTTGGTCAACACCACCTGCAGATAGACTTTTTGTTGTGACGATAATATTGGAAAATCCACCAACATTATCTACCATACTAAATCCATCGGTTGCATTTACTGCTTTACCAGATCCATTAGAATCTTTTCCTTTTGTGATTATATAATCTAATGTTACAATATTATTATTAACTGGTTTAAATCCTGTTACTCCATCGCCAAAATATATTTCGAAATATTCATTCGAATTTTGCTGGAGGTAAAATGTTTTAGTTTCGGCATTTACGTTTGAGAGACTTTCAAACTGTGTGTAAATATCAAACGCTGTACTTTCTTCATTTTCTTGTACACGTACTCTTAGCGTAGATGTATCTGCAGCTTCATCTGTTAACTGAAACTTTTGGTTTTCGACATCATTATCAACTCTATATTTTAATTCTCTAAATGTTCCTTCACATATTGTTACATTACTAAAAGTATATTTTAGTGAGTTATCTATTGTTGCAGTATGATTATCTAAAACAACATATTGGAATTCTTCTCCACTAATTAAAGCTTTTAGTTTTGTTCCTCTGGGCAACGTAAGAGTTGTTGGTTTAGTTCCGCCTTCGCCAGATACGTTAACTACTAATTCTATGATTGCTCTTGGTGAAAGAATAGATCGGGGAATATATCCAAGTAACTTAGCTCTTGTGACTACGTTACCTCTTATTTGTGCAGAATCTAAAAATGCTTCATTCAAAGCAAAGTGTGCATTCATTGCATTGTAATGTGTATTATATGCTAGCACATCTAGTAATACACTCATTCCTGAACCGTCAAAATCATAGTCATTAAATTCTGTTTGCTGTCTCAGAAAAGCTTTTAGATTTGTTTTTATATCATCAAAATCTAATTCTGTAACCTTTAAATTTGTAGCCATTATCGTAACCTTCTTAATATTATTTCGACAGTATCATTAGTGTCGAACTCTTTTATTCTAAATTTTAGTAATACCCTATAAGCATTCTCGTCTGGTAAATCTTTTATATCAATATCTTGAACTTCTATTCTTGGTTCGTGATTATTTAAAACATCAAATATATTTTCTCTTAATGCAATTCTTGTTAAACCATCTGCTGGTTCGAATAATAATCCTCTAAGATTTGCACCAAGAAAAGGCTGAAAAGGTCTTTCGTTTGCATTTGTAATTAAAAGATTTCTAACGGCATTCTTTATTGCATTATCATCTTTTAATACATTCAGATCTTTTCGAATTGGATGTATACCTAATTTAAGATCTAAATCTCTGTGTCCTTTTCTTCTCGAAACAACCTTTGACCGGGAAAGATCCCCTGATATACTTTTATCTGATTGTATTAATGTAGACATATATCTATTTATACCTATTCGGCCGGCGGATTAGTTGGTCCAGAAGTTTTTAGACCATCCCCTTGTTCTGTATGAACATGAGTATCGAGAGTTATTCCTTTACCTGTTATACTGTCAGAAGCAACAATAGTCGAATCATTTGTTTGTGCTTTAGTAACATGTAGTGTTCCTGTGATGGTTGTATTACCATCTATGTTTACTATATCGTTTACTGCGTCGATACTAACTGTTCCTTCTTCGTTAATATTAATTGTCGTTCCGCTTTTGTGCTTTATATTTATTCTTGTAGCACCATCCGTATTATCTAATTCTATTAAATGTCCTGCAACAGTTTTTGTTACTTGGTTGGCATTTAAATCATCTACCTCTGTTGGAACATCAGATAGTCCTGCTTTGTTTCCAAACGTTCCAGAAAATCCTAATGAACTATCTCTTGCTGTCTCTGTGAAAGACATAATACTTCCAAGTATAATCGGATCTTGTGCACTTGGTCCATCACGAAAGAATCCAACTACC